GAAGGATTAACACGAAAAAGTTGACTATTAGCACTATCTCGTACCAGCAATGCGTGATTAGCGTTTGCTGTGCCACCACTGTCAAACACAGGGCCATCTACACCAGAAGCAGCATCGACGTGTAGTGCTCCAGCAGGATTATCCGTGCCAATCCCTACGTTGCCTGTCGTTAATATCGAATTGCCACTGCTACTGCCGACATCTAAAACAGTATTGGTAACGCCATTGTTTGCGTTTCCTTGGTTAATTGTCAATGTTTTGGAATCAGACGATCCAGAATTTTCAATTTCAAATGCGCGTGCGCCTGACGAATTAACCGTTAATTTTGCATCGCCAGTACTCGTGCCAATCCCGACGTTGCCAGCAAACGACGCACTGCCGTCTTTTGCAATAGAAGATGTTGACGTGTTGCCATTAAAAACTTCAAAAACTTTAGTGCTACTCGCAGCACCTGTTTTACATTGAAGCTCAAGTTTGCCTGTTAAATCTGTTGATGACGAGCCTGAAAGTTTCCAACCATTTTTACCTGAACTGCTAGAAACATCAATGTTGTCTGCTAAAACGCTCCCTTTAAACTCTGCAGATCCAGTGCTGGTGAGCGTGAATCGCGGGCTGCCAGTAACATTGAAAACAATGTTGTTGTTAGCATCGTTTGTGTAGTTACCAACAATAGATGGTCTATTACTTCCACCTTCAATACCAAAAATAATCCCCTTGCCTGTAGTATTGAATCTTAGATGTTCGCTTGCAATTCTTACATTTCCCAAGTTGTCGATATTCATGCGCTCCACTGGCGCAGAACCGCCGTTGTACAAAGAAAATGCAAGAGCCTCGGCGTTTGTTGTGCGGATTGCTGAAATATCTGCAGCGTGAACAGACGATGTTGATGTGGAGTTAGCAAGCCTTAGGGTTGTTTTTAGGTTGCCAGAATTAGAAACTCCGTTTGATTGAACAGTAAACAAAACGTTTTCTTGTGAATCACTGCCACCAAAAACTTGCGTTCTGTATTGAGGCGATGTTCCAATCCCAACGTTGCCATTACTAGTAAGGGTTAATCGCGAGCTGCCTGCTGTGCTAAATATTAATGTATCAGCTGAATGACTTATGCCTGTATTAACATCACCCTCAAAAATAAGCGCAGGAGTTGACGCACTGCCACCTAGTTTGATGTCAACTACACCAGCTGCACCAACATCAAGCCGGTTTGTGCCATTTGTGCAGATCGCCACATTGTTGGCACCAACACGCGCAACTCCACTATCTGGGTCGCCGTCAAATGCAACACCTGGCAAACTTGCCGAGCCTGCTGCTGCATTCTTCATCAAGTTTTCAATTGTTACCTTCTTCGTCGCCGCAGAACCAGAAGGGTCTGAAACGATGGGGAGGATATCACTACTCGCAGGGTCGGTTGTAGCTGTTAAAGCAGTAATTTTAACCGTGCTCATAGCAAGTCAGTTTCTATTCCTATTGTTTATTCTAGGACAAATTAGAACGACTCCAGCGTGATACGCTTCCATGAGTTGGTGCCGATACATATGTAGAAATACGTCGAGTTAAAACCAATATCTCCCGTTACGCCTGTCGCGCTACTTGACGCTGGTGCTGTTTGTTTGATGTTTGCAGTTGACAGAAGCTGAATACGATCAGCGTTGATAATTACTCGCGCACTGTCTTCAGTGTTGTTGGCCGCAACTGATAAAGTTAGTTGTCCGTCTTCAGACGTTGCATTACTGTCAAGAATAGTCGCGTTAATGCTTGCATAGTTAACTGTACTATTAGCAGCATTATTTCCTTTAAAAGTGATTTTTGAAAGCTGATCATTGTTTTGACCTGCAGCGCCCCTATGGCGATACAAATCCAACCCTGCACCTGTAGCAGCCGAGTTTGTTGTGCATTCCAATCGAACTGGGTCAGTTACTGCATTGGTTTTTACATGAAACAGCAATTGCGGGTCACTTGTATTTACGCCGACATTTGCACCCTTAACTACAAGTCGGCTTGTTGGATCACTTAAACCCGCACTAATAGTCTTGAAATCAATTGCGCCCTCTTTATTTGTTACATCAGTTGCGCGGCAAAGAACCCTTGCATAGTCCACTACAGCACCTGCAACTGTTTCGCCCCTAAAGATAAATTGACCAAGACTGTCGCCGTTTACGTTAGTGTTATTGGCTGCTTTGTGGCGATATAGTACAACGTTTGGCGAGGCTGATGAACTAGCTTCTGTGTTCTCAAATATGACATCATCATTAGTTGTCGTGCTATGAACCTGAAATCTAGCTGTGCCAGACGGCGCACCTATCTCAAAACCATCGCCATCAAACTTGCCAGCATGAGTCCCTGATACAGAAAACGCGATCTCATTTGCTGCAGATTGATAGAGACCAGTTGTAAATGAATCAAAGAATCCAATGCTTGGCGCGGATGCTGTACCTGCTAAAGTTATGCGGTTAAAATCTGAAAAAGTTACCTTGTGATTATTCGTACTAGGATCTGCTATTAGCAATACATCATCGGCTGCAATCGCTGCACTTGTTCCTCGCGCTGTAAGACCTGATATTTTGAAATTAGCCACTAAAGTTCCTCGCCATATCCTTCTGCAGTGTACCCGATAGTAGCTGCTGTGGTTTGCGTCGCGTCAAGATCTTGAACTTGTACGTCAAATCCCTCAAACGTTACATTCTTTTTGATTTCCGTTCGCCTCTCAAAACTTGCTGCTGTATATTTTACCATCACAGATGGATTGACATTGGTCGTTGCGCTAGCGAATTTATAGAATCTCTTGTCGTAAGAAACTGCAGTAAAACCTGATGAGGCAGTCGTAATTGCATTTTTCTTATCATTACGTCGCGTTATGAAGAAATTAATTCTTGCAGAACTGACGCCTGGACTTTGACTTGTGTCGTCCGTTGTAAGAACTAATTTAGCCTGAAAATATCGCCCTCTCATTTCTGTACGACCAGTAATTCTTGTCCAATCGCCAAAATCAGGCACTGTATTCTCCACCGCTATTTCCTTGCTTCCACTTGAACTATCCTCCATCTCCAGCTTTTCTGTATTGTTTTCTCGCTCAATATACATATCTAAAATATCTAGGGCGAGATATTTTTTCTGAACACCGGCACTTGCTCTAACATAAACTTCGACATTTGTAGTATTAACAGTGGATATAAGATTGCCATCTACACCGATAGGTTTGTTTTCAATAAGCGGCTCAACAATCACATCCATGGTTGAAGTTCGCCCTGTCCTCCCCTGATTTATTTGGTCGAACACGTCAGCATCAAAACTAAGAAAATATTCGCCTGAATCAGAATAATCAATTAATCGTAATTGATTGGTTTCTGAGATTACAGCTGCAAGATCATTTGTGCGTCTTACGTTCCGCTGCACTGCTGGCTTTAAATCAAAACCAGCAAAAGGATTAGTGGCGACTTGCGTTGTGCCAGTAGATGCACTCCCAGGATTTACAACTGTCCCACCTCCGCTTGTATAAGAACTGTTTCCATCTGCAGATTCATCAAACTGCATCGCGACAACATGTTTCCTATTAAAATCATTATTTAATGTAAATGATGCTGGTGTCGCGCTTACCTGGCCAGTAGTTAAATTTATAAATCGTAAATAATAAACACCATTTCCACCTGGGATGACATCAGCACCACTTGCGGCGGCTTTTTCAACAACTAAAAGGGAGTTATTAAAAGCATTTGTCGGTGTAAAATTGGTTGCGTAAGCGCCTGGTGCCAACGCCTTTCTGACTTCAGCGACTAAATCTTTTGTATTGATGCCTTTGGGCGGATCCCAAGCAACAACATTTGAGGTGAATGATGCCATAGCAACTGTAAATCCAGTTGGGTTAGGCGGCAATATATTTGCATCTGAGATGGTTACATCGCCAGAAGTAAAGCCTACAGGGTCTTGAGCCGTGCTAGCACTTGGTGCAGTGGCCGAAGCAGTAACCTTTTCTGAAAAAACAGTATCGCCAGTATCAGCTTGACCAAGCGCCTGAACCTCAACTTCTACCAAGGTGTTCGGCAAAACATCTTTAATCTCAAGTTGCGTTTTGCGACCATTATCTGTAATGGTAGATTCGGCGTCACCAACTGTTACTTTTACTTTAAAGTTTCTTGTTATGCCTGTAATGCCGCGCTTCCAAGAGGTTAAGCAAACATAAGAAAAATTGTTGCTAGCTTCAATCGGGAAAAATTTAAGTTGTAAGTTTGTAACTTTCGACGGTGCAGATTCAAATGTAGTCACATCTGACGGCTCATCAACAATAGATGTACCAGATAGGTCCGCAACACTATAGATGCTGTCGTTGTGCTCTGTGCCAGTAATTGTAAATGTTGCATCGCCGTTATCTGCTACGCTTAAGCATCTGAATTTTTGCTGTTGCAATTTAGTGCCGTCACTTTGCGTATAAGTGATCGAAAATAGTGACCCTGCTTCTGGCGAGCTGCTGAACTGATCAGTCGAGACAGAGATTGCTGATGTTGTCCCTGTTGTGACACTTATGTTCACCGACTTTGTTTCAACAATGCCAGTCGACAATATGCAAGTAATACTTGCGGCTGATACGCTAGGTAATGTAATTGCAGAGTCTAGAATAACCTGACTTGTTGTGGCTGATTTGACTCGCCCTGCAAATCTTGTATTTTGCCGCATTAAATCAGCAACTGCAAACACTTGTCCAGGGAAGGTCATCAATCCTTGCAACCCAGTTGTAAACGTAATGACTTTATTGTTCGTCTTTTCTGTTTCAAGCAGCCAGGTTGCAAGTCGCGTTGCCTGTGACTTTGATGTGCATCCAAACCCTATAATTTCCTTGACTTGGTATCCATACTTATCTCTCATTGGTACATCCTCAACGCAGACAAAGTTCGGCCTGTAGAAATTTTCAGGGTCGTTGTATCGTACCTTAACAACAGTTGGTCTGGTTTTGATCGACGTATAAGAATAATTAAACAAACCATCGAGCACGTTGCTGTTGTTGTATAAATTGACCGGCGCAACTGAGACACTTGGGGTCTCACCAGTTCCATCAGTAATTTTATTAAGCTGCCCATGATCCGCTGCTGCTGTCACAGTGTTCGACTGCCAATACGTCATCCCTCTGAATATGCTCGCCATATTCTGTAGAACTGTGTACGCTTGCTCCTGACCAGCAATCATCATGTTGCACGCAAAACGCGGCTCAGGTTTGCCACTAAACACCGATTCAGCAGTACCTACAGATCGCGATGCTGCTGCTTTGACCTTAAAGATCGCCGTAGAAGTCACCTGAGTTACTTTAAATATGAATTTATTATTCGCGTTTTCTGTTTTAGCAGAGTTCGAGGTTCCCATAAATCTAAGCGTTACTTCATCGCCAACACTCAGTCCATGTGCAGCTCGCGCACCTGACGCAGGATGTGTTACTGTAATATCGTCACCTGTTTGCGTATAGGTCGCTTTTACCTCTTGTGATGGAATCCGCTCATTGGCATATTTAGCTAACGGATAGTAATCAATATAACTTATATTCTCGGTTTCAATAAAGTCACCTGTGCCATACCTGGACGAAGTAAGTAAATCAATGAAACAACAAACTGGGCAAGTTGTGTAAAATTTATCGCCTGACACCTGACCATCAAAGTCGCCCTCAAAGGACAAACTGCCATCAGCTCTTGGAGTGGCGTTGCTAAATATCTTTACCTTAAGTCCCTCTACTAAATACGCTCTTCGAGGTAAGCTCTTAAACTCCTCTGTGTTGATGCTAGTGGCGACAACTGCTGTATTTTTATAGTTGACGCGACTTGATCTGTAGGTGTTAATTGCCGACCAAAGAAGTCTGTTGCCTCGACTATTGGCTAACGGAGTTTTAATTGATGTATCGATAAAATCAAAAAAACTAACCTCAAATGCGGCCTCTCTAGCTCTACTCCTTTCCATATTATTACCTATTCCTTGTTCTTTATTTGTCGCATAAACCGCTTTTATTAGAACATTAGCTGTTGGGTCAGGAGTGATTGCTCTATACAGTGACGAGCTTGCGTCAACGTTTTGCGTCGCCCTAATAAGGCGTTCTTTTTTAACCTTAACCTGCCATGGGCCGACACCATGCAAAGGTATTTTCGGCGTTTGATATACAAATTCTGACGTTGAGATCCCAGTGACCTGATAATCAAAGTCGGTCACACCAAAGCCAACTTCGCCAGACTCTGGCCCTCTTGTATCGCCCAAGCTGTCTGTGATTTCAATTGTCCAGCGGACAGTGGCGTTAAAAAGCTGGCCATTGGCCAAACCTTCTTTGGCAGTCGAGAAAAGTCTTGGAATTACAAAGACAAAACTCGCCTTCTCCGCTGTTGCGTCGGTGATTGTTCTTGTTTCAGTGCTGCTGCCTGTAGCAGATTTTTGATACCTACGCGCCGTAACCTCATTGTTACTATCCACATCTTCGTTGTAATTGCTGCCAACTTCTAGGGGTGGGCTAAACGCAATCACATTTGCAAGATCAGTATCGCCACCAAAACCATTAGACTCGCCAATAACAGGGACAGGCTGATCCACTCCACCTAGGTTGCTTGTATAATTTATGTCGATCAAATTTGAATCAAAACTGCCATTTAATGATGTTTCATTGAAGAAAATGTTCTTTGGTAGTCCACCTGTACCACCAGGAACAATGCCATTAATCGGCCCTTCGCATAAAAGGTCGAGAAATTTTATGACTGCTGCCGATTTAAGTGACATAATTAATCCTCAAATTGCCTGTGTGTAGTGTTTCCACTTCGTAAAACCTTGTACCCTTGCCTAACAACTTGAAGGGTGCATCCTGGCTGCGCTCTAAAGTCCAAGATTTTTATGTTTGGCTTGATTCTATCTTGTGGGTTGGCAGGTTCACTGTATTCAATCCAATGAATCCATGTATATTGCTCCCCAGGGTCCAACAAACCAGACACTGAGCCACTGATGCTTGCCACAACAGGGTCTTCTCCCGGACTTACCTCATGTATAACGTCGATCTGATATGTAAAAAAAGCATCGACCTTTGTGCTGCCAATACCACCTGCAAAGTCGAACAATCCATTGTTTAATTGCAGAATCACTTGGAAGTTTTTGCTTTTATTATTCTTTCTCAGGTAAGCCTCATTGTCACGCATATTTTCTTTTACGCCCACATTGTCAGTTGAAGCGGCGATAGAAATTGTTTCTATCAAAGACAATGGCTCACCATCACTTTGAAGTATATCTACTGCAGGGCTATATCCTCTAATCTCACCGCTTGGATCCTCTATTCGTTTGCTTCTGACTCCACCAGCACTTACAACGTCTGCTGTCAAAGCCTCAGAATTGACAGTTATAGTTTGTGGACCTTGCGCTCTTATGTATGCACCCGCTGGATGCGCCTTGTCTTCGCGTGCGTCAGACTCAAACTCAACAGATATTAAATGTGAGCCGATTAAGCATTTACCATAAACTATTGGAACGGCTGCACCATTGGCACCAGCAGTGTTTACAGCTCCGCTGTATGAATAATTCTGCACACCATCAGTCGCCCTTGAGACACCTTGTGGTCCAGAAGCTCTGACATTATCACCCTCACCTTTCGCCATACTTAGCGTAGGCATTGGCGAGATAATATTTGCAATTCCAGTTATAATCAAACTTGCACCAACCGCGCTTAAGGCAGTACCTACTGCGGCTGCATTTAATACTGCAAGTGATGAAACGCCGACTGCTGCCTGTCCTGCACCAAATAAACCGACTGTACCAAAAAATCCTGCGCCTGGAAACAAGAATGATGCAGCTATAAGGCCAGCTCCAATGAGAATTGGCGTCATTTGCTCCCCGCCACTACCACTAATTACAGGCGTTAAAATTAAAGGCTTCTGACCAATTGGTAGCTGTAGATCGCCATAATCCAACCCATAACTCCCCTGCGTTAAGGTGTAACCGATCCCATTTTGATGAGCTACAAACAACTCATCAGCCAAGCCAGGTCGATTTATGCACAATAAACGCAGTGCGTCAGACGGCGTTTTAAGGTTTTTATAGCTGTGTATTTTGCCGTAACGTTCAGACAGATCACCCATTAAAACTATGCTTTGCTCCATACCTAAACACGGCACACACCCTTTTGATATAATAGTGGTGGAGCTGTTCTACAACACTCAAAGAGTTCATCCGCTGGTGTAACAACTGCATGTCGCCAACGTAAATGCCTCCATGCATGGCTGACGCGGTTTGTATCTTAAAGACTAGCATGTCACCTGGCCGATGTTGCCCCCAGCCTACGTCGATAAAACCATGAGAAGGTGCCTGTTCAAGAAAAACACTCTCACAGCTATTTAAATCATCTGGTCGTTTAAAATCAGGTAAATGTATATTGTTGAGTTGATAAAAATCTCTGACTAATGTGTAGCAATCATGGACGCCATAGCACCATTCTCGCCCAAGGAGGGTTGAATAATCCACCATGTGTTTGAGGTTACCTCCCATAGATACCAATCTACACCGAGCTGCTGGCACGCAAATAGGTCGGGCTTGCTTGGTGGTTTTCCATTTGTATGTGAGTGTACTATAGCCTCAATTTCGCCAGCATCTAATGCTGATAGGTAATCCTTTGGTTCAATAATAAATTCAGTAAGTGGATTTTCTGCAATATTTCTGCATGGCAAATATTTGCCGTTTACAACAAAACCACAACTCTCTTTTGGAAACACCTTTAAGGCGTGAGCCTCCGCGTCAAGTCTGAATCCTAACATTATGAAAACCGCCATAAGGAATTGTCGTTGAGTCGGGAAATCTTGCCCTGCAACTTGTAATCTTTTTCCCACATACATCCTCTGCTGCAGTGGACACAGGGTTGTCATTTGCATCAAAAAATGCCGTCCCTGTGTAGGTGCAATCTCCGCCTGCTTCTCTATATTTCCAAGGGCAATAATCGCTAATGATGCGTTTTGGTATTTTTACATTTATAAGGTCTAAATTGCTAGCAAGCTCGAACTCAACAGCGTCTTTTGTCTCTGCAGAAATTCGGTCAACATAATAAATTTCATCGGGAAATTTGCCAAAATCAGAGTCTGCAGTCGTGTGTTCATCGTAATTCAGACTATTATTGTCCTCTGTAATTAGAGAAAAGCCGCCCTCAGTGCCAAACGTATCCTCGCCCAAAAAATTGACAGGATCAAGAAACTTTTTTAGGGTTAAAATTCTTTTTACTTTCGCCATCTCTAAGTTATAAAGGCTGATGAGCGCCGTCATTGCATTATTTACGTTTGAGACGACCATCTTGGGGCGAGGTAGCTGCCCTTTTGTAGATTTCTCGAAGCCATCTACTGTAATCGGTGTTGCTGCGTATGTTTGCCCATTAAAAGTGATGTCAACAATCAAGCCATTTGTCCCAGCGTGAAAGTATCTTACATCATCAACTCCATTTAGCTTTGTTGTGAGATGTAACTCAAAAAGCTCAATGATGGCCGAAGGTTGCAATGAGTAAAGCTCGTTATAAGCTGGGCTAATTGACTCCCATGTAACTGACCCAGTGCTGGTGCTTTCAGTAATTGTTACAAATGGGTGCTGCGGCCAATTAGGCTCAACTGAGCCCGACCTAGCGTCCCCTGTGGTCGATTTAACCCTGAATACGAACGCCGACCCATTAGGGTCAGTTGTACGCGATACAACGTCACCGACTGTGCGCTGAGCGCCTAGGCCGAGCAGCTGATCAACATCAAGCGTTTCGTCCGCTGATTCTGCTATTCCTTCACTCCACGCCGGGTAAGTTGTCATGCTTCAAACACCTCCACAAACGTTGCTGAAATCTCAGCACGATTTGAAAACGTCACAGTCTTGCTCCACTGCGGACAAATGAACTTACTACTTGCTGATTCATTCGGCGGCGTAAATGTAAATTTCTCCTGCCCAGCCCTTTGATCTAAGAACAGCTCGATCTGTTCAGCTACAGTCTCCGAAACATTGAAAATTAATTCGTACTGTTTAGGATTATTATTAATGCCAAAGACGGCACGCTGAGAGTAGCCATCGCCGAACTGGCTTGCATTTACCCTCGGCTGACTGTTCTTGATGGTGCCATAAGTTGGCTGGATTGTAGGAAAAGCAGGTGTGGTCATTAGCTCGCAGCAAGCAACCCTCCAGGACGTTTCTGTTTAACGAGTTCAGATTGCACAGCAGCTCCGATCAACTTGCCAAGTAGTTTGCTGCTCGGCTGATCTCCCTGTGCTTTTGTCCCAGATGCGTCGACATTCACTACAACATTAGCCGCCCCAAAAGTGCCAGATGCTGAGATCTTGCCGCTTCTAGAGGGCGTGAAAAGCTCTGGCCCGCGCTCACCAACAACATATGATTTGCCCGCGCTAACGCTGCCCCCATTTGCCCTAAATCCACCGAACATTCTGGCAAAGAATCCACCTTCTGGACCCATGCCACCCAGCGCACCTAGCGCACTGTTGACGCCAAACTGCATCAATATTCTGGCGACACTTCTCAAGGTATCAGCAGCAACATCGGCCAATTTCTTGGTTCCATCCACTGCAGATGTCAAAGCGTCCACAATACTGTTGCTGATGGTTTGCCCGAGTGCATCATACATTCTGTCCAGTTTTGTAACAACCTTCTCAACCTCTTTCTCCTGAGAATCAACAAAAGCCTCAACAACATCAGTCGCCATTCCTTTCAACGCATCATTAAGTTCGTCGACTTTATCTTTGTTTTCAGCAAAAATATCCTGGAGTCTTTGATGCAAAGCACTTACAGCCCTCGCCTGTTGTAACTCAGCTTTGTTCGCTGGAACCTTGTCTTCCTGTATTCTTAGCATCTCAATGTCATGTCTCTTAATCGCTGCTTTTACCTTTTCCCCCCTGTCAAGTAGCGCCAACTCTTCCATCATTAGCGTCTTCATTCTCGCGGATATGTCTTTTGTTGGATCCTCTCCTTCACCTGGAGGTTTGACTTCGTTCGGTTTTTTTACAGGCACAAGACGCCCGCCAGGACCAGACACCTGGAAGTCGCCAACACCTGGTATGGTGTGGACCTTTTGAACAATATCAATGACTAATGTCCGCCGTTTTGTCAACTCATCAATCAATTTTGACACATCTTCAATTTTCTTTTCTAAATCATTTAGATCACCAATCTGCCCCTTAAAATACGACATGGCGCTGACTCTTTCAAAAGCAGCCTCCAAATCTTTAAGCTCTTTATTCGCCTTTTCTAGCTCTTGATCCATCTTTTCAATCGACTCACCTTTAAAAGCCTCATCAATATTTTTCAACCTATCAAAATGATCGCCAATAGCAGCCAACGCACCGACAATTGGCAAGGCTACAAGTGAAAATTTGCCGATCAGCGTTAAAAATACCTTCAACTTAACACCTGCTAAGTTGGCTGCGGTGGCTAACCCAGCAAACCCAGTTGCGGCGAGTGCTAATGTGCCAAGAATGCCTTGTATGGCGGTTGGCAGTTTACCTAGCATATCAACAAAATTTGTCAGAACGTCCACAACAGGCACGACAGCAGGCAGCATTCTTTGACCGAGCGTAGTGGTCAAACCTTTGACTCTATTGTCCAGCGCCTTAAATTGCTGTGCCGGTGATAACTCTATTAATTCTTTGATGCTATCCTTATTTTTATCAAAGCCTTTTGATAAAGAATTAATTAGCACACGCGCGGTAATTTTTCCCTCTTTAGACAATTCCTTTAATTCGCCAACTTGAACATTTAATTCATCGGCGACTAAACCAAGTATGCCAGGCAATTGCTCAGAAATGCTCCTAAATTCATCACCTTGAAGTCGTCCTGAGCCTAATGCCTGACTCAGTTGTCTAAATGCTGCAGATGCCTCATCGGCTGACGTACCACTGGCAAACGCGACTGCGTTAAAGCCTTGAAATGTTGATTGTATCTCATCCAGAGAAATACCCAGTGGACGCAACCTTGCAAATATATCAGAAAACGCATCAGTGGATTCGGCCAATGATAGGTTAAAAGTTTTTGCGTTCTGACCAACTAATCTCTGCACCCTGCCAAACTCGCCATACTGCTCAGCTAACAACTTGAGGCGGAGCTGCGACTGCTCAAAAGAAGCGGCCTGCTTAATTGTTCTTCTTGTAAATTCAGCAATACCAATACCAAGTAAAGCTCCCTTTAGCCCCTTGAATTTATCTGTCGCATTTTTAACAGCGCGACCTGCTTTGTCCATGCCATCTTTTATTTTTTTACCCGCACTTTTTGCTTTTTTGCCAACTCTCTCTACTTCTTGCTGGGCCCTTTTGGCTGCCTTGCTTAACTTATCAGTCGCCGCAGAAACTCTCTTAAACTGCTGAACAGCATTAACGGCCTTAACAATAATCTCAACTGCAGCCACATTACA